TAGTTTTGCCATTCATGTAATCTTATTGATTTGTGATATTATAGTTATATATAAATGCCATTCATTATGACAGAATCCCATGGAAAGTTAAAAAGAATCAGTGTTAGTGTTGATGAAAAAGACTATGCAAAATTAAAAAACCTATCAAAAGCAGGACTTTCAATAGGATTTTTAATCAGAGAATCTATATCAGATTTTTTAAAAAAAGTTGAAAAATAAATTTAATCATATTTTATTTTTTAATTTCCATGTAAGGTGTTGTATAAGAATCAAATATCCATGATGCAGTGTTCCACCACTCATCTATCAGGTCTTTTGAATTTACTATGCTATATCCATCATCAGATTCTCTACAGAGATCAGCATAGTACTCAGCGAAATCTTCATAAAATTCTGGTAACAGATTAAATTCTCTAGCTATCTCATTAGCTCTATCGGTGCAATGCTCATGGAATAGATCAGCCATATAAAGCTGATCCATTTCTTCCATACGTTGCTGCGGTGTAGGATTATCAATCATTTATCATTCTCCATAGGAAATTTTTTGTTTTCTATATCCCAAGCAAGTTGACCTATCCATCGATAAATGTCCTTACCTCTATAATCTTCAAAAGGTTCCCAAGCCATTTGTTCTAAAGTTTCAAATTGATCTTCAGTGTCTAAATCATAGAAATCTGGATCTAATTCTTCAGATAGATAATGACCTGATGCCCATATAAAACATCTTTGTTGATAAGTTAAATCTTTCATTTTTTAAAAGCCTCCGCATCCCACTCATCAAATCCTTCTTTCTTAGCTTCATCTTCATCTACTTCTATACAGTCATCATATTCCCAATCTCCATTACCACCCCAACCATTATCTATTTCTGAAAAGTTACCACCATCTAATACATTATCTCCACGTTGTTCCCATATGTCTTCTTCAGTTATGGTATCAGGCACTTTAATGTAATACTCATAACTGGTCATTGATGTAGCAGTTATTCGATAGTATTTGTATTTTTCAGTCATTTTAATTCCTCCATAGTTGTTTTAATTTTTTCTTCAAACCAGTCACTATCTGTAATTACATCTATTTCATGGTTTACTAAATCAAGAACATAATTCTTAATTAGTTTTGTAAGTTGTAAAGAAAATTCTTCGTCAACTTGATTAATTATTGGATCACTTGTTATGTGATTCTCATGAGAATTTCTCATAGCTTTCTTAACTCCTTTTTTAATTTGGTTACTTTTGATAAGATTTCTATTTTTTCTGCAAATGTATATTCAGATAAATTTTTCATACCTTCTTCTATCTCATTCTGAACTGTATCTTTATAAGATTTTATATCTAATGCACTTGATATATCTGGTATAACTAATTCATCATAAATTCTGTTATACCATCTATTTGCAGTAGCAGTTGATATTTTAAAATGTGATTCAAAATACTTGATACAACTAGCTCTTGTTTTTTTATCGTCAAGATAATCCTGAGCTAAATCCTTAGCTTCTTCTTTAGAGTATTCCCACTTCTCTTTATCTAGCATGATTCTTCCCCACTATCTTCTTCCCACTTCAATGAAAAGTCAGAATACTTTTTAAGTCTCATAACTACTTCTTCCATTGAATAACCACGCTCTATAGTATTTTCACCAAAAGCTAAGTCACTTATCTCTTTGATAAACCATTCTCTATCTTCTTCATAAGACCAAGAAGTATCTACTGGCATATCTTTAATTTGTTGTTTATATTTCATAACAACTCCATGCAAACTTCTATGCCCTTTTTGCATAAGTCTCTTTGTTTTTCAGTTAACCTAGATCCAATAGATGCTGCTATCTTTTGGCACTCAATAGATTTCTCTTCATCAGGTGCAGTGATAGCTAATACTAAAGCATGCAAATAAGCATGCTCATCACTTGTAATTTTCTTCATAGCTCATCACCTTTATATCCTTTTTTAAAATAATCTTCAGCAGTTAGCTTACATGCTTCAAATTCACATGGAGTTAGTCCAGTACCAAACCAGATAATATCTGATTTAAGTTTTTCATCTAACAAACTATTATTAGAATTGTAAAACTTTAAAATAGTTTTGACGTTAATTAAATCACAGTCTTGTTCAACATATACAAAATCTGTTTTTTTATCGTAGTAAGAAAATTCAGAAATTTGAAACATCTCCATTTCAAGTTCTTTAATTACTTTTAAAGGCATTTCTAACCATCCATGAGCAGGATCAGAATAGAATTTAAATGAGTGTTCTTTTGGATTCATAATTAATACTGACTTTCTAAAATTTTTCTCAACATAGGCTCATCATTCAAAGCATAAGCCTTACGAATATTATGATTTTCATAGTATTCAGTAGGATCAATTAAATATTCTCCCATGATTGATTGAAAAATTAATTCATTCATGGGTTGCCCATTCATGGGTTTTCTGTCTTTAGTTGGTTTCATTTAAACTGGTATGTTTATGTAAGTTATTATAAGTATATATATTTTAAATTGCAAGTATTTAAATATATATAAAAAAAGAGACTTTTTTCAAGTCTCTATCTGTTTATTAACTATTATTTTTGTTCTTTTATAACATTTATCGTAATCAGCATAACCCTGACCACATTCAAAGTATTCAGAATTAAATTGTTCCCAAAAATACTCCCAATAATCATTAATTGATACTTTTATTTTTTTATACATTTTAAACCTCTCTAAAACTAGGTGCAATTATTCCAAAACCGCCCCAATCACTATGAAAAGGATAAATTTTATTTTCTTTCATGTAAGAATCTTCAATTTTTAAAGCATATCCTCTAGGATCACCATTAAAAAACACTGGTATGTTTTGATTTTTAAAATTTAAAAGTTTATCTACTTTATTTAAAATATTATTTATTATTTCTTTTTGTTCTTCTTCTGTACATTCAAAGCCATTACAAAAATCTTCTGCTATTGAATGAGCTTTATTTTCTATTCTAAATAAAGACTTACATAGTTTTATTTCATCAATTGATGAATCTAAATTAAAAACTCTTTTTAAGTTTTGACCATGTTCAAAAATATTTTGATACATAGTATCTTTTTTTTCTTTAAGTGTTGGCATTGCGGAAAGTTTGTTAATGCTCTTTTATTGTACATGATAATGACGTTAAAGTAATGTTACTATTTTACATTCATAATATTTTTCATTCAACTTAAAAAATTCATTCAATTTTACATTCACTTGAAAAATCCATTCAATTTTGCC